CCGGAGGAGATATCACGGGCCCGTGCAACTCCTACGAGCGTGCCCCCACGCCCAAACTCTCTGCGCCACTCAAGCCCACGATCGGCTTCTTCTCGCATCGCCTGAGTAGGCTCATATCCGTCAGGATTGATTGCACGATCTTCCTCCTGCTCGGCTGCCTGAAGTGCAGCGAGATGACCTGCAGCCTCATCAAACTCTTCTGCAGGATGGCATCCACCGGGGACGATCTCCTTCGTGCCGTCAGGTGAGACCTTCACGACTGCATAATCGCAGCCGTCAAAGTCTTTCTCAAGATCGTAGGGCATCAGGGATTCGGAGCAGTCACTAGCACGTCTACGGCTGCGCCACCGTTCGTGTCCCATCCGTAGATCTTGTCGCCGTTATAGCAGGTAAAGGAGACTGCGTTGCCATTGCCGATCTGATACCCCGTGTCTGCAGTGACCGCAGAGCCGCCAACGTGGATCTGACCTCCTGAGTGATTCGTGATATAGACGGTCGCTACGTTTGCACGGCACTCGTAGATGAGCGTCGCAGTTGCGGTTCCGAGTGCAGTGCCAAAGGTGAGCAGCATCAGAGACCTGCGATCCGCTTCGCTTCTGCAGGATCAACACCTGAGGAGATCAGGAGTGAATACACCTCGGCCCGTTGTCGAGTTGAGGCGAGTGCAGCATCGGCTTCGTTGAGAGGTTGTCGCAGTGAGTTCACGTTTGCATCGTCCATAGGTGAGAGATCTTCTAGGCGACGAACTTCAGCGACGGTGAGATATCCCGCAGAGAGTCCCGTTCGATATGCCTCGGCTCGTGCCTGAGTTGATCCCCTGAGAAGTGAGTCCATCGTGAACCGCACGAAGGCTTCAGGGAGCGGGAGGAGTGTTGAGAGTGCACGCTCAATCTTCTCAGTCAAAGGACGGAGGGTGAATCGCACAAAGTCATCAGACAACTGCTCAACGGAAGCGTACGACATCGCCCCCGGTGTCGTGACTGCTAGAAGTGCAGGAGGTACTCGGAAGATACGTGCGATCTCATTGACGGTGAACTCACGAGAGGATAGGAGCTGCGCATCCTCAGGGCGGAAAGAGAGAGGCTTGAACGTCGCACCTCCTGATAGCACCCCGGGCGTGTGGACGTTATCTCCCGTGTGATGGCGCAGCCACCCCTCCTTGAGGGACTTCGCCTGATCAGGAGTCAAGGGATCAGGAGTCTCAATGATTCCCGTTGGGGTTGAGCCCGTTGCGAAAAACTTCCCTGCATAATCCTCAAGGGTAAGCCCGAGCCCGATTGTATTGCGCAACGCCTCAATCGGATTGATTCCGTAATCTCGTCCGGGCATCCTGATGAGAGGGATATGCAGGATCTCATCGGGCCCGTATTCCGTGCCCTCAGTTTGCGCCATTGATCTGACGATATAGCGCACCGTCCTACCGTCGCGGCGAATCGTGACATGGCGTGGATCAAGCGCGCGAACTTCAAGGACTTCACCATCGGCATCTCGAGGCGTGTAAAGATATCCGTTCCCGTTGAGATACATCGCAGCAACAAGTTGAGCGAGCACCTGATTGATGCCGACCGTAGGCTCGCCGGGCTGAGGCGTGGTCATCCATGAGGGCTTCGCACCATCAGGGCGATAAGGAAGACGCACGCCGTTGTCGCGGTAGTACGCATCAATCGGGAAGGTTGAGGTGAGATCCGCAAGAAGAGTCACGCAAGCCCAAGCCGTCGAGAGCCCCATCGTCGTATTCTCATCAACACGACTGATCGTGTAGTTCGGGACCCGATCAAAGGAGGTCGGGATCAACCCGAGCCCCGTCAGGTTGCGCTTCTCCTCAGTTCCAAGAACGCGGCGGATGATGCTCACTTCTTACCTCTCGAATATCCGATGGCGATGAGAGAGATCCCGAGCAGCCCAACGATCGTTGCAGGATGCACGAGATATGCGGCGAAGAGTAGCATGATGACCCCTGCTACTTCGAGGATTGTTGAGATCATAGGCTCACAAACTCCACGCTACGTGGCGGCTTCTCCGCCTCGCTCGCATAATAGCGTGCCCGATCAAGTGCCATCACGGCGCACACCGCTAAGTCGATCTTTCTCGGTGAGCCCCGGTGCTCCTTCACGAGTCGGGGCCCGAAGCGATCCACCTTGACGGCGGCGTTTGAGAGGTGCCGAGTAAGGGATGCAGTGAGGATGGGCTCACCTCCCCACTTGATCTCATCCTGAGTCACGGCTTCGTAGAATCTCTGAGAAGCTGCGACCATGCGGGAGGGCGATTGCGGATAGTGCACCACGGGGAGACCCTCCTTCTCAAAGAGTTCAAGTGATCGTGCCCACCTGAACGGGTCGGCGGCTAGTTCAAGGATCTCGTATCGCTTGGCGATCTCAAGGACGGCGGCTTCTACCTCACCGATATCAACCTTCCACTGATGATCACCGATCGGCTTCTCAAAGTTGAGGACGGGCTCAAGGTGCCCGTCAAGAGTGCACGCAACGACTGAGGTGCAGTCGCCATCATAAGAGCCGTCAAAGGCGAGCACGACCTTCTCGCCTTTCTCAATCCTGCGAGGAGCTTCAAGCCTCTCCCATGATCCGGGCGGAAGCCATGAGGTAGCAGTGCTAGTCCATCGGTTGAGACGCTTTGTCTCGTACTCTTCACGCACGATTGAGCGACGAGCCGCTGCAAAGTCTTCAGGATCAAGGAAGTCGGCGTATGCAGGATTCGCAACACGGGCCGCCTCATCAGAATCCCACGAGAGATCTTCAGGAGCAGTAAAGTATCTGAAGTAGAAGGAGTCATCAGAGATCTCTCCTGCGTTCAGTCGCATCCCGTACTGAAAGAGTTTATAGGCGAGAGAGTCCTGACCGCGTGCATCAGTCTTCGATCCGCAGGTTGAGATTCCGAGCACGAGCGGATTCTTACGTGCACCCGACCCGAGATTGACCGTAGACCATAGGCGATCATCAGGCTGCACGTGCACCTCATCAAAGATCACCGTGGAGAAGTTGTATCCCTCAGCACGAGATGCATCAGCCGAGAGCACCCGCAACACTGAGCCCGTCTCGGGATACTCAATCACATCCCTGAGAACGTGCAACTTGCGAGAGAGAATCGGATCAAGTTCGATCATGCGGGCGCACTCTCGGAATATAATCCGAGCCTGAGCACGATCTCCTGCAACGACGGCAACCTCAGCACCGATCTCAGTGAAGAGAGAATAGAGTGCGATCCCTGAGGCGAGCAAACTCTTCCCGTTCTTTCGCGGCATGAGTAGAAGTCCGCGTCGGTGTTTACGCTTGCCATCCTCCCGGATCATAAAGATCTGATCAAGGATCTCACGCTGCCACGGGCGGAGCTTGATCAGTTCACCTGCACCATCGCCCTTCGACAATCTGCAGAAAGACTCAATAAACTCTGCAACGATTCCACCCTCGGTGAGCGGGCCCGTCTTAGGCGCGGCGGGCTGCTCGGATGAGTTGGTCGAGTTTCGCCGTTGCCGAGTTCGCCGTGGCATCAATCTCTCCCTTCAGCCCAACGCGGGCGGCGGGCGTAAGCCCTAACTCCCGGGCGTACTTCTTCACCGAGTCTGCGTTATCTCGCACGATCTGATGCAGCGGACTCTTCACGTATTCGCCTCCCCGCCCCTTGAGGAGCGGGCCCGTCTTAGCGAGCATAGACTCCGCCTCAACATAGCGCACGTAGGCTTCACAATAGAGCCGAAGAATATCCCGATCGGCTGAGGTGAGCACCCCCGTCTGACCGAGTGAATCGATGATGCGATCCCATACGATGCGAGCCTCAGGGCGCAAGTCCTCAGGAGCAGTCAGCGGGCCGCCGCCCGGGATCGGCTCCGCATAGTTGATCACTGAAGGGCGAGTCTCTCCTGCGAGAAGCCTCAGTCTCGTCGGTTTCGGTTGCGGTCCCCTAGTCCCCATTGATCAGGCTCCCGTCAAGTTTCATGAGCTTGAGTCCGTAGTCGTTCACCTTATCAGGCACGATCACGTCTTTCTTTCTCCTGAGTTTATTCTTCCGAAACGGCGCATAGTCCACGTAATGATGCCAACGGCTAAACTTCCACGTGAGCGTCGCCACATCAGGATGCATCCGCACGAGCATCTTCGACTTCGGGAGCGTGCCCTCCTTGAGATAAAACTCATCCGTATTCCCGCCGCGCACGGTTTGCGTTCCGACTTTCTTCTGCAGAAACGCATTGAACTGCACGGTGCACCATCCGTCCTTGAGCATCCTGAGCGAGAGATCCGTATCCTCGTTGTATCTCCCACGCCACCGATAGGGCACATCATTGCGGATCAGGTTGCAGGAATATATTCGCGTATTGAGCACGAAGGGAGGATGCACCTGACGACGCGCCACGAACATCTCGTATTGCGGGCCCGCCATTGCGACGTTCTCGTACCTCTCTGCAAAGTCTTCCATCGCCGCAAACGCAGCTCCGTCTA